CGCATGTCGGCACACAGCAGGTGCCGCTCGATGCGCGGGAACTGGTGCAGCACGGTGTGCGTGTAGGCGTCTAGCTCTTCCAGTTTGGTCTGCAGTGCGGCGTAGGCATCGGCAGGCGCGACGCCACCGCGGCGGCCTATTTCTGCACTCACTGTTGTGCGGCCCACAGCACAGGATCGAAGGCCTGCAGATCCGTCAGATTCAGCGACTCCAGCGCGGACTTCATGGCGCGCTGTGCGGCGTGGATTTCGAAGCCGCGCAGCACGATGGCCGCTTCGTGCGCGGCGTTGAGTGCGCGCAGGTCATCCAGCGACACGGGCACGTCGTTGTTGTCGGCGTCGGTCCAGAAGAAGCCATCGGGCAAGGCATCGAGCGCGACCACGGGCTGCAGGCGCTGGCGCGTGGCCAGGCCGCCGTCCCATTCATGGCCCGCGTGCTCGAACACGAGGGGCGCGCGCTCCTGCGCATCCCGCCAGGCCTCGATGCGCGCATGGGCGGCAGCCTGTGCGCCGCTGCGCTGCAGCGCCTGCGATGCCGGATAGGCCACTTCACCCAGCAGCTGCGCCGTAGCTGGATCGCAGGCGGGTATTTCCTCGGGCTGTCCCGGTGCCACGATGGCCACGAACAGGCCGTTGTCCCGGTATTCCACGGGCACCGACCACACGCGAGCCACGGCATCCACGGCTGTCTCCTGCAATGCGATGACATCTACGGCTGTACCACGGGTGACAGTGAGAGTCTGGTTTTCGATTTTCAGCATGTTTGATTCCTTGGGCTGAGCCCCGCGCGCTCGGCGCGCAGGGCATAAAAACATGGCGCGTTACACCTTTGCGAGGCGGCCCCCGAGGGTCGTGTACGCGGACGAGGCGGAGTTGCAGACGTTCAGACAGAACAGCCCGGCGAGCGCGCCGTCGCTCCAGTGGCCACCGTGATAGGCCACGCAGTCTGGGTTCTGATAGAAGATGTCTCCAGTGCTGCCGTTGCTGGCCGTGGCGTTGCCTGTCGCCGGCAGAAAACTCAGCGCCAAGTCGTGGCTCGCGCCGCTGTCGGCCGAGAACGTGACCGGGTAGGTGCCGCTGGCCGGCGCGGTCTGGCCGGTGGTGACCCAGGTCTTGTTGCCGCTCTTGTCCCAGACCTTGAACTTGCTGCTGGCGTCTGTCTCCAGCCCGCCCACCATTTGCCAGATGTTGCCCCACAGGCCGACGATGCCGCGCCATGTGGCCTGGGCCACGGTGGCGTGGTCCACGGCCAGGGCGCTTGAGCCGGACACATGGCCCTGGCCGATCAGGGCCTGGCTGTCGGCGCCGCCCATTTCAATCAGCGCGAGCAGCTGGATGGCGCCCAGCTGGTAGTAGTTCCACAGCGCAAAGCCGGTGACGCCGCCCGTGTTTCGTGCAGCAGCGCGGGCCTGCATGGTCGGGAAGTCGATGGATACCAGCGGCGTGACGCCAGCAGCAGAGCCCAGCTTGGTGCCGCCGTCGTTGGTGCCTTGGTACTTCCCGACCCAGAACTGGTCGATGGGCGCGCCAGCGTTCATGAAGGCAGGGTGCAGCGCGAAGCCTGCCGCAGGCTGATCGGAAACCATCCAGTAGCGCTTGCCTGCATGGGCGCCGCTCGACACCGTGCCCGCCTTCACGTAGAACTTGGGCACTTTGACCATGGCCTGGCCGTCGATGGTCTGCGCGATGACGCCGGCATATGTCGGGTGGTTGGCAAAGGTTGCCGCCGTCGTCGTAATGCTGCCGAAGTTCTCGTCCACACGCTGCCAGCTGCCCGCGCCACCGCCCGTTGCGGTGAGCACGATGCCGATGATCTGGGCGAACTGCTGCTTGGTCGTGAACGCCACGTCGCTGGACCATTCGGACCAGCCCAGCGATGCGCCCTTGTGCCGCACGCGCATCACGTACTGGGTCTGGCCCGCAGCCAGCACGCTGGTCGGCACGGTGTAGCTGGTCTTGGCTGTGGCCGACTCGCCCGAGTCGTGCAACGGCGCGGCCCAGTCGCCGGCGGCCGTGCGAATCTGCCACTGGCTGGCGGCGTGCGTGTCCGCGCTGCCGGTGGCCGCGAATGCGCTCGACTGCAGCGTGGGCTGCTCGGGGATTTCGGTTTGCCCGTTGGTCGGCGTTGTGACCGCAGGCGTGTTGACGTAGGCGAAGCTGGCCTTGGTTGTGAAGCTGGTGATGGGCGACCAATCCGAGACCAGGCCGGCCACATCCTTGACGCGCGATCGGATGTAGTAGGTGGTGTTGGCGGCCAGCACGCCGGCGGGCATGGGGTAGGTCATGGCGGCCACGTCGCCGGAGTCGTGCAGCGTGGCGGCGAATGCGCTGCTGATGCTGATCTGGAATTGTGCTGTGGCGAAGGCGTTGCCGGCCGGGCTGCTATAGCCGCCGGCCGTGAGCGTTGGGCGCTCGGTGATGTTGACGGCCGCAGCAGCCGGGTTGCCGATGCTGGGCGCCGCCGGGCGCATGGCGGGGTTGACGTAGCCGCCCAGGCCGGTGGGGCCGCCGATGGCCACAATGTGCAGGATGTCCACGGGCTCGCCGTCCACTTCGGCGCGCAGGTAACCGTCGCCGCGCAGGGGGATGATGTATTCGTAGTCCGCAAAGCCCGCCGGGATCTCGGCGCCCGCGCCGCCGGCGCTGCGGCGGCTGGACCAGAAGCGCTCCGACCATTCGGTCTGATAGGCATCGCGGTAGAACAGGCGCACCTCGGCGGCGTTGACCGATCGGCGGATGACCACGGCGCGCTGGGTCGGCGTCTCGCCGAGGTTGATGGGGCCGGAGACCCATTGCGCCCCTGCTGCGCCGCTCACGCCGCCCGCTGTGCGCGGCGTGAGCGTGGATGCGGCAAGGCGCGAGCCTGGGCCGTAGTTGGCGTTCATGTTGCGCGTGAAGCGCAGGCGCTGGCCGTTGAGCACGGCGGCCACGCGCATCAGCTCGGCGCTGCTGCCGTCCGCGCTGATCAGCAGATAGTCGCCACCGGGCGCAAAGCCTGCGGTGCCGGCCAGGTCGATGGAGTCGTCGCCCGCGATGCCGCTGACCACGGCCACTCCCGCGTGCGCCACCAGCGTGGTGGCGTCCGTGAAAAACTCGATGGCGATGCGGTTGCCGCGGTACAGCCAGTCCAGCGACACGGAGCGCGACACGTCCACAGCGCTGATTTTTTCCACACCCTCGATGCGCGCTTGCAGCGCGTCCACGGCTTCGGCGGTTTCTCCGGCGCGCAGACGCAGGTGCTCGGTGTTGTCCAGCAGCGCCTGGTGTACGGGGTTCCAGGTGTCTGGGTGGGCCACGCTGCTGGTGGTGAGCGCGGGCACAGATTGGCTGAAATGCGGCTCAGGGTTTGGCGTCAGTACGGTGTCGGTCATGGTGTGATTTCCTTCGGTCGATCAATAGGCGAAGTGGATTTCGATTTCTAGCTCGGTGTCGCGCTCCAGCTCTTTTGGCGCCAGGGTGCGGCGCCCGGCCAGCACCCCGTTGGCGGTGAACACGCCGGCCTCGCGCACGGTGTGCAGTCCGGCCAATTCGCCCGTGAGCACGCCGCGCGCGATGACGTTGGGGCCTTGCACGGTGACCACCAGCGGCACGCGCGCGAACTCGGCGCGCAGGGCGGCGTCGGTGTCGGGGCTGTAGGGGTCGGCACTTTCGCCAAAGGCCATCCAGGCCAGCGGGGCGATGGGGGCGCCGCCAGCGGCGGCTGTGGCCACGGCGCTGCGGTAGGCCACGGTGGTGGGGGTGGGTTGTGTGATCACTGCAGTGGCTCCATGGTGGTTTGTCCCGCGCGGCGCAGGATGGCGCGGCCGTGCATCCAGATGCCGGATGCGTGGCCGGCGCCGCCCAGCGGCCAGGTGCCGTCCAGGCGCTGCAGGCCCAGGCGGCCGAGCTGCGCATCGGCCAGGGTCTGCCCCTGGCCCAGCGACCAGGCGCCCGTGAGGGTGTGGGTGTTGACGCGCCAGCGGCCGTCCAGGGCAGGCAGGCGCGCGGCCAGCATCTGGCAGCTCGCGCGCTCGCCGCCGGCTTGCATGTCCAGGCGCTGGCGCACGCGCTGGCGCATGCGCAGGTGGCCGCTGTCCAGCCGCTGACCGCTGTAGGTGGTGCGCATGGCCTGCGCTCCGTCCAGGCGCCAGGCGCCGTCGAGTACGGGCGCGCGCTTGTCGGCATCGAGCAGCCAGCAGCCGTCGAGGTGGGTTTTTCCGGTGGTGCTCAGCCGGGTGCAGTCAGTGAAGCGCACGCGCAGCCGGGCCGTGCTGCGCATGGCGGACGGCATGTAAAAGCCCATGCGCAACATACCGATCAGCGCCGACAGGTGGGCGCGCGCTGGGGCGTAGCGTTGGGCGACCTGGGCAATTTTTCGCTGTGCCTGGCGGCTCCAGACTTCCTCTGCCGAGTTGACGCGGATGGCGTACTGCGCCCAATGACGCAGCACGGTATGCCGCATGGCGGTACCGGCGCCTTCGAGGTTGGCGCTCAAGTAGCGTCCGTCCAGCGGCCAGGCGCCGTCGAGGTACAGGCCGTGGGTGGCCTCCCACTGGCGGTGGTAGTCGGCGTACTCGATCAGCTCGCAGTTTGGGTAGCCGTGCACTTGCAGTGCGCGCAGCACGGCCCAGGGCGTTCCTTTTTTGCGGTGCAGCTGCACGGCTTGCAGCACAGCTTCGCGCTTGCGGTCCTCGGGCCAGGCATCTTCCCATTCGTCCACGCTCAAGGCCCAGGCCAGCCAGGGCAGCAGGGCCACGGGGCAGTCAGCGGCGTCCCACAGCGAGGCGACGCGCTCCGGCGTCAGCGGTAGGTCTGCGGCATTGGCCAAGGCCGCCTCCAGCGGCAGCTGGTTGGGTGGCAGCAGCGGACTGTGCACGCGGCGATCAGACATCGGCCGCCCCCAGCGTTACTTCGGTGTGCGTGCAGTAGGCGGCCTGGGTGGGCGCTATGGTCACGTCGGCGGCCGGACTGTGCAGCAGCACGTTCTGCACCCCAGGCTGATGCAGGCAGGCGAACAGGCCGCTGCGGGTGATGTCGTGACCCAGGCGCTGATGCTCGACCAGGTAGGCGTCAAGCGCCAGTTGGGCTGCCTGCAGCAGTGGCTCGGCTGCTGGGCCGGGGTAGACGTTGAGCGTGGCCCGCACTTCAAACGGCACCACGGTGGCGGTCTGCACGGTCACGGTGTCAGTGAGGGGGCGTACATCGTCGGCTGAAAGTGCAGCCGACACGGCGGCCAGCAGATCGGGCGCTGCCGCTCCATCCCCATCGGTACTGAGAACGGTCACACGCACGGTACCTGGTGCAGGGCTGTCAATACCAGCATCCTTGACCCGGGCATCCGCACCCAGGGCGTGAAACTGGTAGCTGCCCGTGCTGCCGGCTACGGTGGCGCCCTCGAGCGCAAGCTGGGCGCGGCGGCGCAGGCGTTCGTCGGCCTCGCCGTCCAGGCGCTGCACGGCCAGCAGGGCGGCAAGGTGGTCCAGGTCCGTGCCCGTGGCGTAAGCCAGCATACAGGCACGTGCAGCGTCATTGATGCGGGCTTGCATCGTGACGCGCTGATAGGCCACGACTTGCAACACCTTGTTGACGGGTTCGGATTCCAGGTCAATGACAGCCTCCAGCTCGGGCAGGCTGGCCAGCACCTGGGTCTTCAGATCAGCAAGCACAGCCTCGAAATCCAGCGGCGTGACGATGTTGGGCGCAGGCAGTTGGCTCAGGTCGATTTCTGTCATGCGGCACCTCGTAGCTGCAGTGCGGCAGACAGGCCTACGGTCTGTCCGCTGGGCAGGTGTTCCCCCTCAAGCGTGACCACGGCCTGGCCGGGTTCGTCTCCCGACTGCAGCCCTACACGGGTGATGCGCAAACGAGGCTCCCACTTCATCAGTGCACTGGCGATGGCCGCGTAGCAGCGCAAGCGGGTGTGGGCGTTGTCAGGCTGGTCGATCAGATTGGGCAGCAAGCTGCCGTAGTTGCGCCGCTGCAGCCGGGTGCCCAGTGGGGTGGTCAGGATGTCGGCCACGGATTGCCGGACATGGGCGATGCCGGTGATGTGCCGGCCTGTGGTGCGGTCCATCAGTTGGGCACCCCCGTATTGCCGCCATGCGGGTCGGAATGGGTGTGGCCATCGTCGATGCGCTTGCCGTTGTGGGTGATCTGGCCGTCCTCGAACTGCATACCACCCTGAACGACATTGCTGCCGCCGGCGCCGGCTTTACCGGCTATGCCGCCGTTGAAGCTGAGCAGCTTTTGAATGGTCACTGCGCCGGTGAACTCGGTGTTCGGGCTGTCCACCTTGTAATTCGGGGTGGTCAGCGTGGTGCCTTCGGGTGTGATGCGCAGCAGCGAAGCGCCCACTTGCAGCTCGATCGCGGCGGCGATTTCAAAACGCAGGGTGCCCGTGGGGCGGTTGTGTTCCCAGAAATCGGTGCTGCTGAAGTCGTGGCGTTCCACGTCAGCGCTGTCGGCTCCCTGGGGCATGTCGGTACTGAACAGGCCAGGGAAGGCGATGGCCTGGTTGAGGTCGCCTTCGGGCGAGAACAGCACGCAGGGCTCACCCAGGGCAGGGGTGCGCCAGTGCCGTGTCTGTCCTGCGCCGCCCGCGGCCAGGGCGTACCAGGGCACCCATGTGGTGACCAGCTCTTCGCCCAGCCGCACGGTGCAGCGCGCGGGGCTTCCGGCGCGCACGTCTTGCACGCGGCCGGTGCGGATCATGTTGGCAATCAGGCGGTACAGCTCAACCGGGCTGAGTTCGGGGGGCGTGAACATGCCAGGGATGGTGCCCAAGCACTCACGCACGCGCCAGCGCGCGCGCATGTAGCGGCGCGTGCTACACAAACAAGCTCATGATTCAGCCAGATGGTTGATGATCATCCCCGAGATTCGCTCACGCATAGGATTGCTGATACCAAGCAACTCTCGCGCCGGGTAGTCGTATTCAGCGCCTCCCGGGGCCACACGATCTCGCAAACCAAAGTGGTGGATGCGCGCCAATTGTTCAGCGCGGCCACCGAAGAATACAGATGCCTCTTTTGAAGAGGACTGAATGCGCATGAACCGGTTTCTGGCAAACCCAGTCAGCATGTACTGCGCACGGCGTTTTTGGGCAGAATTTCCAGCCGGGTAACGTGCAGACATGGAGCGCAACATGCCCTGCTTGAGCATGGTTCTGATACCACCAGCTTCCTTGTCATAGCCAACGATGCGATCACCGTCATCACGGTAACTGGACATCTCAATTTCGCGCTCATGCCCATCTCTCGCCCTGTAGAAGTAGCGAATGGGCTTTGCTGCTGCCCTCGTTTTTTTTCTTCGCTCCCAGCGAACACCATCCGGCCCCATTTGGCGCCGGATGTTTTGAATGTTTTCTTTGCGCAGCTCTGTTGCAATCGAGCGGGCAAGCCGCTTTTGGGACTGCGGCTCAAGTTGGCTGGTAAGCGGGGTCAGCCAGTCTTCCAGTCTTTCCAGATCATCCATGACTTATTTCCCCACCACATCCACCGGCGGCCACGCGGCCAGCTGCTGGCCGTTGAGGTACAGGGCGGTCACGGCATCGTGTGGCGACGCATCCAAAGAGGGCGGCTCCAGCCGGTGCACCAGTTCAAAGGCCCCGGCCGGCCCTTGGGGCGCGGGGCGGGCG